AATATGTTAGAATTACTTAGGTCATTTGCATTAGGTGGTGCAAGCACACAAGAAATGGAAATGGAAAAAAAGTGGTTCAAAACTATGACTGAAAAAAATAGTCCTTTGGTTACTGGTATAAAAGTAGGCTCTAAAACTATACCGATTCTTGGAGATATTAACATAGCGGGAACTGCGGCGCAACATCAACATCATCTATATGAAAGAGATTATAGAAGATGGAAAAAAGAAAATGCAGAATTAGAAACAGAACTCCAAAGTAGAGGATTAAAAGGAAAAGGATTGGAAAGCGAATTACGCCACAGCCACTTTGATGATAAAGTAAAAGAGTGGACAAGTCAAGAGGGAGAATTGGGTTTAGACGGTTTTATGTACGGTCTTGAATGGTTTACACCCGAAGAAAGAGATTCTATTGAAGAACAGTTACACGAAGGTATAGATAATAAATCAACGCTTACATTACCCAATGGTGAGAAAATACCTACTGCTAGAATAGCAGTAAATAATTTACTTAGAAGAACACCCGAAATGAATTTCATGCTTAGGTCAAATCAAAATTTTGGTCGCAACGCTCATTATCGAAATCAATCTAATGAAGATGATTATTCTCAAGGTGAAAATAGATTCATTAGAAGTGCTTTAGGAGAATCAGTGCATAATCATAACGATTTGTTAGACTATCCTATTGCTGATTATATATTAAGTGAAATTAACGAAAAGTATGCTGTTGATGGTAAAGAACCTTTACAAGTGCTACCGTCACTTGAACTTCATAAAACAAAACCTAAAGATAATTACACTTATCAAGATTTACAAAGAGTATCTAAACACAAAAGACTCTCTATGGAGGATTTACTTTTCTTAGCGGGATTTGACCCTAATACAAAACAGTTGATTGAAAATCATCCTATACACGGTAAAATGGATGGACCAATAATTGATTTACCAACATTAGAAAAAGCGCAAGATTATGCTCGCCGTCATGGAACAGTTCAACAATCAGCAAAAGAAATGGTGAATGATTTAGCGTTTTTAAAATCACCACATGGCCCTCATCCCGATGAAGAAAAACAAGATTTTTGGGAAACTCACCCCGATGGATATACATACGGTCCGGGTAAATTTTATTCTTCTTTGTACGCTAATACACCGGGCATGAATATATCACCTGCTACATGGATTGAATTTTTACACTCTATGTCGCATGACAAAGACAACTCTATTATGTTTCAAACAGACCCAAATAACTATCAATTTTGGATGCCAAACCAAGAGAACACTATTTTAGGGATGCATTTTGGTCCACTATTTGCACCACCAATAGGTGCTTTTAATACTACTAAATATAAATTTGATTATACTCCCGAAAAAATGCCTTTGCAAAATATATTTTCTCCTTTTGGTACGGCTAAATCTTCTAATCGAAGTGAAAAAAATAACTATACCGAGCATAAATCAGCAATCAATCCTATGTATGAATATGCCATTAGAACAGCCACTCCTGCATTTAAACAACAATTAGGTACACATAATCAACATTTAGAACCTCACACATCTACTAATCCCACTATTATGCCTAGGGCTGTATCTATGTATGGTACACATCCTAGTGATACTAGATTACACGAAAGAGCAGTTAAGGCGCAATTACATAGTACATTTTTGAATAGAGTGGGTCATCCATTTACTCCATCAAAAAAAGCCATAGGACAACTTAAAGATTTTTTAACAGGTGACTTAAAACTATCAGCAGGTCTTGGCCTTCAAGAATTTAAAGACTATGTAGGTTGGGATTCAAAACCTACCACTTATAGTAATGTCAAAGATACCATAGAAACAGGCGATTATCCAATAGTTAGATTAGTAAATGCAGTTAGTAAAATACTTAATACGACAGACAGTAGAAAAATTAACGAATTTATAGAAAAATTGTCTGTAGATAAAAATAATTCAAACTATAAAATGTTACATGATTATTATATGGATAATCATGATTTTGCTATTAATGATAAAATAAGTTTAGACGAGGCTAGGTCTAAGTTACAAAGCGTAACATCTAAACTACATCAAAGAAAATTAGAAGGTGGAAAAAAGAAATATCAGCCTAAAACTACATCTATTGATGCCATTCAGTCTATTCTAAGATTTGGTGGAGATAATATTTCTACTGAAAAAGAAAATAGAATTAGAGAAACCATTGATTCAATAAATGAAATGATGCTGAATCCCGATTTGTCACAAGAACAAGTAATGGGTTTAAGAGAGGACTTACAAGATGCTGTGGTTCAATTAAATCAAGTTCAACTATCTACAAAACAAAAAGATAAACCTACATCACATTGGAAAATTAATGCTAAACAATATTTAGACATGTTACAATCTCACCATGACACAATAGTAGATTATGCTAAAAATGTTATAATGCCATTAGTTCTTGAACAACAACCGGATGCTTTTGACATTAACAACCCTGTACAGTTTATACATAATGTGCAAAAATTATTGGCTGACACACAAAGGCATATTTTAGCGACAGACAATCACGATTTATCTCCTGTAACTTATGGAATAGATTACAATGTAATCAATCAAAAATCAAAAGACATAAATGAACACGCCACAATTGCTAATTATCTATTAAATGATGGTGCAGAAATAGATGGTAATATGTCTGTTGATGAAGTAATTAATAAATTAAATTTAGAAAAAACTCCCGCTATGAAAGAACATGTTGCTAATATTATTAACGAATCCTCTTTAAGACAACAACCATTATTTGTTTCAACAGTAGGTAATATACTTACAAGTGGTGCATTATCAAATATAGGAAATGCGGATATATCTCATTTACATACTCCTAATGATGATATTATGGGTGTTGATTATGATGACTTAAACAGTAATGATAAGTTTCATCATGATTTACATAATTCAAATATACATAATGCGATAACTATTGCACAAAGGAGAGCAAGAAAAGAAAATGAAAATTGGAAAGCAAATCCTATACACGGTTTATCTCAATCACTAAATCATATTCTTAACGCAAAACATTTTGGTCAGTCAATGCAAAATAGTGGATTAGAATTTTTCCATGCTAGAGAATTTGATGCTCACGGTGCAAAAAACATGGGTAAAGGAGTTAAGAAAGTTACCGCTACTACTAGAAATAATTTAGATTCTTTAATTGTATTAGATGAGAGAAAATTAATGGATGAAAAAGGTGGCATATTAGAAAGTGCATTTGAAGCACCTACAACTGAAACAGTTGCTAGAGCAGGTTTAGGTACGCATTCTAAGATAGGTAGAGTAAATCCTACTAACGCATCTATCTATAATATATTTGGTGTAGGAGATATTCATGAAGGGTTTGTAGCAGAACCGTCATTTGGTATTGAAACTAATATAGAAGGAGAACCAATAGTTGGTGAACATACCCAACCGGGTTTTTATCCAAGAGTAAGTGAAGAAGCGTTGAACACATTGTTTGGAGAAGAAACCGTACAACAGGTACTACCAAATTTACCACCACCTCAAACTACCCTTTCAGCCCATCAAGGAGTAAATATGGATACATACTTATCTCCATCGGATGACCCTTCAACAATTGCTATGAGTGAAGTTTCTACATATATCACATCATTACTTAATCCCGATATATTACTAATGAAAAACGATGATGTAAAATGGTCACCTCCTATTAGACCAATGCATCGTATTTTTGAGATAAGCGACTTACACCATCTAAGAGGGTTTAGTGGCTCTTGGGTAGTTAGTAAATGGTATGATGGTAAGAGAGTAATTATTGTAAACGAAGATGAAACTATTACTACATACGATGAAGATGGTAAAAAAGTAGGATTGAAAAAAGCATTCAAAGAAAATCTTTCAAAGTTAAATAAAAGAGATTATGTTATAGACGGTATTTTGGGTGAGGATGAATTAAACATAATAGATATTCTAAATTATGACGCTAACAATGTAAGCGATATGACTATGTTTGAAAGAATGAAATTATTAAGAAGTCAATTTGACAGTCATGAAAATATAATTATTCCCGGTCCACATGATACTAAAATGACAGACGAAGAAGGTTTAGATGAAACGGTATCTAATCTGCAAAAAGAGCATGAGGTGCTTTTACTACGAGATGGTAAATCTACATACATGAAAGGAGAAAGGCGACATCCTAAATGGATGCTACTTAGAAACACCAAAGATTATAATTTCATAATATTAGATGTAAAAGGTAAAAAATCACATACATATAGACTAGGTGCAGGGCCAATATTAGATGGCTCAAAACTAGGTAATAGGGCAGTAGAAGTAAATGGTCAAGAGTATATGGATATAGGAACTATACATAATCAAACAGATTCATACAAAGTAGGAGATGTAGTTAGAGTATCTATTACAGGAGTTACAAAGAAAACTCGTGGTGGAAGAGATGTTTTCAATGTACAAATGAAACAAATAACCGGTAAGGGTGATGGTGAAGGTGCGGCTAGTGCAGAATCTTTAGATATACTTACTAAATCTTTAAGTCCTATTTTAGTTCCACATGATATAGAATATGATAATAATAAATTAAAAGTTATATTAAAAGATGTAGATACTGTAGAATATGATGTTGTAAGTTATGGTAACTTATGGTATTTAGAAAATCCATCTACAGCATTGAGTGGTATGGTAAAATCAAACTATCCTGTTACATTAGCAGAAAGTATGTATCCATATTGGAGTGCCGTTGCACCGCTTATGTTTAGTGGACATATAATAAAAGAAAGTGTAATAGACAAAAAACCACCAAGTCGTAAAAAACAAGAAAAACAATCAGCAGGTGTATTACCGGCTGATGATGATAATAGATTATTGAAACCAACTACTAAAAAAGCCTTAGAGATAATTACTCGTGTTTTAGATACACTCGCTAAAGAAAAAATGACATGGACAGGACCAAAAGGATTGGGTATAGATATGGCTACACCAATAGAGTCTCCAAGTGGTCCAACTCGTTTGGCTAATGAAGAAACTATGCCGGATTATGATGGTAGAAAGCGAAGTGATGAAAAAGAAATTGAGCCTAAGAAAAACAAAAAAGAGAAAAAACCCATAAAACATATAGAAGTAAACGACAATACTTCGCAGTTGTCCGATTTTAACAAAATAGGCTGATTTCTTTTAGACATAAAGTATCAGTTTAATATAAATAGGATGACAGTAAGTTGTGTGAATTGATGCTAACTATACAGCGACCATCTGCGGGATTGAAAGTCCTAAAGAGTGGTAGTGATTTAGTTGTAGCCGGTTATGCATCTGTAGAACTTGTTGATAAGCAAGGAGATTTGATTACTCGTGGTGCATTAAAAGATGCATTTGACGGTTTTATGAAGAGTGACAGATACAGAAATGTACAGTTGGCTCACTCTAATATACAAGTTGGAGAAGTTATAGATAACTATGTAGACTCCAACGGAAGAATGTGGAAGTCCGAAGTAGACGACACAGGAATGTTTGTAGTTTGTAAACTACGAAACGATATAGAAAAGGCTCGTGAAGTAGCCGCAGAAATACGCAAAGGTAATTTGCAAGGATTCTCCATTGGTGGACAGGCTTTCAAGCGTGTTAGAAAGGCTGATGGTGAACACGGAGAATACCAAGAAATAAGTAAAATGGAACTCCATGAAATTACAATTTGTGAAAAAGGGATTAACCCGGAAGCACAATTTAGAATTTTAAAGGAAGATGTGAATAATATGACAGATATAGACAGTGACCTAAACGCAGTAATGAACAGGCTAGAAGCAAGACTTGACGCTATGGAGAAAGGTGAAATTCCACCTCAACTCCGAGAGCATATCAAGGGTAAGAAAAATGATTCCGACGACAAAGAAGAAAAGAAGGATGACAAGATGAAGGCCGAAGAAGAAAAGAAAGAAGAAAAGAAAGAAGAGAAGAAAGATGACAAAATGTACATGAAAGGTGATGAGTACAGCGATGTCATTAGTGCTGAATACCTAAATTGGATGGAAGATACTCTAAAATCCGCAGGTGTAGATACTCATTCAGCAAGACAGCATTTTGATGCTCTTGAAAAAGCACAACTTGGTGGATTCGACAACCCGGATACAGTAGATGGTGCAGATTACTTCGCCGGACAAGTTAGAGGCCGAGGACAAACCGCAGGTAGCCCATCAACCGGTGCTATTAGCGCAATAAGTCAAAGCGGTGGAAAGCAACCGGCAGGGGCTATGGGTCCGGCTGACCTTTCAAAATCCTACATTCACCCATCGGATGTTTCAGCATCCGATATTGAAGCGGCTTATGAAGTCTACAAAGCGGCGGCTATGGAACAACAATTCCGTGGTGACCTAGAAGGACACTTTGCTTCAAGATTCGCTAATGAACAAGCAATTGCAAAGTCCGAAGCAGAAAAGGCTCAATTTGATGCTCGTGAACCAATTAGTGAAGTTATGAAGGCAATTTCAAACCTTTCCGAAAGAATTGACAACCTAACTACAGAAAGCACAACAATCGCAAAGGCTGACCTATCAACAAATGTTACAATCCCATCTACTCAAGACTTGAGCAACATGTCTTGGGATGAGGTACACACACTAGCAAATAGTGTCTACAGGGGTGCTTGAGGATAATAAATTAAGAAAAAGGAGATGACTAATATGGCAAGAGATTACATAAGAAACATAACAGATATGGAAAGATACTTTTACGGTGCAGGTAACGCTATGGGCTATTCCTACTCCGGTAGTGAATTGTTGAAGGCTGACGCACCAATGCTAAGTACTACAGCAGGTACATACCAAGCAATTTACGGTAGAAAAGTTTGGTCACAGTTGAACCAAGAGTTTAACGCATTCTCAATACTACCTAAGAGGCCGTGGGAAAGAAGTGGTTGGAGAGTTATTACTGACAGACCATCCTTTGCTAAGGGTGGCGGTGTAGCAGAAAACGCTACTCTACCGGACACAACCAAACCACAGTTCCAACACATAGCCGCAAAACCAAAGACAGTTGTTCACACATTCGACATGAGTGAAACTGCTATGTTCTTGGCTGACAAAGATGACGGTCTAGGTGACATTCGTTCAGTACTAAAGGAAGAAATGGGTAAGCACCACGCAGAACACATTAACAAAATGCTAACAGCAGACTGTGCCACAGTAGCAGGTAACGACTTTGAATCACTAGACAGAATCACCGGAAATGACGGTGGTGCAAGCGGTGGACTAACTTCTATGGAAACAGGCGGTGCGTCGGCAGACCACTGTGGTGCAGGTGACCTTGACATCTACAGTATTGACCGAAATGCAAACTCATGGTCAAATGCAGAAGTAAACTGTGGTAGCGACCAAGATGCGGCTAACAGAAGGACTCTTTCACTAGACCACTTAGATACCCTATTCCAACAGATTTGGGTTCGTGGTGGTAATCCAAAGGTTATCCTAACAGGATATGATACTCTAATGAGATTACAACAACTACTACAAAGCCAACAAAGGTTCATGGAAGAGAAGAGAGTTACACCAACCTACAACGGTGTTAAGGGTGTACCGGGTATTGAAGCCGGTTTCATCGTAGCAACCTACAACGGTGTACCAATCATTCCATCTAAGGATGTAGCAAAAGACGGTATTTCCCGTATGTATTTCTTAGATACTGATTACACATACTTCTCAACTGCTATACCAACTCAATACTTTGAATCCGGTATCGAAACCGGTGACCCATTCGCTATTAACCGTCTAGGACAAGAGGGTATGTACCGTTCAATGGGAGAAGTTTGGACAACTTTCTTTGGAGGACATGGTTCAATTCGTGACCTAAAGTGAGGTTAATGGAGAAAATAACATAAGGAGATGATTAAATATGGCAGATACAGATACAAGAAAAGGATTAACAGTAACAGCAGATGGCGCAAACATTGACAATGTAGATATTCTACTTGACTTGGACATGAGAACAGGTTCTCTAGTTGATGAAACTCGATGGCTTGACGGTGCGGCAGGTCCGGCAGGTTCATACCCCGGTAACCTAACAGGTTTTCTCGCTACTAATGATAACACTATCAACAATGCCGGTGGCTCAATGAGAATGGTTACAGTAAGAGTTCAAGCCGGTGCAACAAGTGCAGGACACATTACTTTCTCAACTGACACAACTTCAACAGATGGTCAAGACGGAACACCTGTAAGTAAGGTTATCGCAATAGTAGGCAGAAATGATAGAGTGGCACATACAATTGTTGGTGCAATTAACGGGGCAAACCCTCTAAAGATTGACCTAACACCATCTAACGCCGCCGCAGACAGTGACCTAACAGTACTACTAATGTGAGGTGGGCTAAGTGCCTACAGTAACCTATAGAGGGATTTATTACGAATCCCGTAGAACAGATAGTAAAGGTGTTTGGATTAGGGGTAAAGCAGAAGAAGTATCTCAAGAGTGGCTTAATACTCATAGGCATATTTTGGATAGTAAAAACTTCCTCATCGAAGGTGATGAAGGAGAAACTGTTGATTTGAAAGATGACGGTATACCGGATGTAGCATGGGCTAGAAAA